CCGTTATGTGGTGTAACCATAACAAGATCAACGAGATGTCTGAGAAGTATCAGCTTGAGTTGACTAACCTTAGTGACAATGCAGTCAAGGCTCTTGAGAGTATTGGCCTAGAAGTACGCAAGCGTGAAGACAAGCCAGAGAAAGGCTTCTACATTACTTGCAAGTCTGTGCGTCAGATGGACAAGATTTTTGATAAGACTGGTGCTAGTCTGATCGATGTAGCCATCGGTAACGGCTCTACAGGGACTGCTGTTGTTGGCACCTACGAGTGGGCTTTCAAGAACAAGAAAGGCTTGTCTGCTTCGTTGATCAAGATGACTATTGATAACCTAGTCGCCTATGATGCCGAAGAGGCTCCAGTAACGGAAGAAGCCCTGTAATGATTGCTTTGGTAGACGGTGACATCGTAGCCTACACAGTAGCTGCTGGTTGTGAGGACTACGATGAGAAGACCGCCTTATCAAAGTGCTCAGAGTACTTGGAAGACTTAGTCTACATACACGCTGACTGTTCTGATGCCGAAGGCTTTCTTACCGGCTATGAGAACTTCCGTATCAGCATTGCAAAGACTAAGCCCTACAAGGGAACTAGGACACAGGACAAGCCAAAGCATTTAAACCTGCTTAGGGATTATCTGACTTCGGCTTGGGGGTTTTCTGTGGAGCAGTATCAGGAAGCTGATGATGCCCTTGGTATTGCTGCCTATTCTATGGAACCTGAAGACTATATCATTTGCACGACAGACAAGGATCTGAACATGATTCGTGGCTGGCACTATAATATGCGTAAGAATGAGAAGTTTTGGGTGGATGAAGATGACACCCTGTATAATTTCTACACACAAGTCCTCACTGGGGACCGTGTTGACAACATACCGGGATTGCATGGAATAGGTCCTAAGAAGGCTGAGAAGATACTAAAGGGCTGTAAGACTGAAGACCAACTCTATGAGGCAGTATTGAAGGCTTATGACAACAACGAGGAATACTTATGCGAACAGGCGCAGTTACTATGGATACGAAGAAAGCCAAATCAACTTTGGAGAAAGCCCCGATAATCTATATCGAATGGGTGGATGCCGTAGCTGATGTCGAATGGCAAGAGAATGTCAAACCAGAAATCCATGCGTGTAAAAGCATCGGTTGGCTTGTTGGTGAAACAGAAGAAGCCATCTGTATTGCCTGCACAGTCAGCATGGAAAGCAGTAATGCCCGGATGCACATACCAAAGGCTTGGATTAAAAACAGAAAGGAAATTAGCTTTGAAGCCATCGTCAGCGAAAGCAAAAGGGCGAGTCCTGCAGCAAGCCGTAAGGGACCTAATCCTAGCAAAGTTCAATCTAGAGCAAGATGATGTCCGTTCAGTTAGTATGGGCGCAACGGGGGAGGATCTGCTACTCAGTCCAGCAGCCAGACGGCAGTTGCCAATTAGTCTGGAATGCAAGTCCAGAGCAAGTATCTCTGTTTACGGATTCTATGAACAAGCAAAAGCAAATGCAGGAGGATACGAACCAGTTGTCGTTGTCAAGCAAAACAGAGATAAGCCCTTGGTTGTGGTAGATTGTGTTTACTTTTTTGAACTATTAAGGAGAGCCAGCAATGAGTAGTTTTAGATTTATCTATGAAGGCGGTGACTTTGAAGACGACAGCAACAGTCCATTTCCATCAAAGACAACGATAGAGTCCTTTCATGAGTTCGCCGATGACCAGACATGGGAAACCATTCTGTGGCAGTTCTGTAAGTTCCTTGAGCACACCGGCTTTGAAGGTGTACGCAAGCGTGTAGTCATTGAAGGCCTGCGTCACGAGTGCCTTTTCCAAGACTTCTTCAACAGGGAAGTTAATACTGATGAAATCTTAGAGGACTACATCGAAGCACTTAACAAGGATGACCAATGAAACTACTGATGCTTGATATCGAAACAAGCCCCAATACTGCACATATTTGGGGCCTTCGTGACCAGTACATCAGCCCAGATCATCTGTTAGAGTCTTCTTATGTTCTGTGTTGGGCTGCTAAGTGGTACGGCTCTAAAGAGGTTATGTTCTCTTCGGTGCAAGATACAAAGCCTAAGTTCATGCTTCGTAAGATACATGACCTGATCTCTGAAGCCGATGCAGTATGCCATTACAACGGTACTCGCTTTGACATTCCTGTGCTGAACAAGGAGTTCCTGCTGCACCATCTAGCACCGCCTGCTCCGTACAAGCAGATTGACTTGCTAAAGGTAGTTCGCAAAGAGTTTCGTTTTGCAAGCAATAAGCTAGACCATATCGCACAGAGGCTCGACCTTGGTAAGAAGGCATCGCATGAGGGCTATCAACTCTGGGTTAAGTGCATGAACAAAGACCCTGATGCTTGGAAAGTTATGGAGAAGTACAACAAACAAGACGTTATTCTATTGGAGAAAGTCTATGAGCGCCTGCTCCCTTGGCTTGGTAGAAACCATCCTAATCGTAACCTGTATAATTCCACTGGATGCCCCACCTGCGGAAGTGCCAAACTACAAAAAAGAGGTTTCAGTTATACGACCACAGGAACCTTCCAAAGATTCCAATGTACCCACTGTGGAACTTGGTCAAAGTCAACCAAAGCCATAAAGGAACACGCTCATGTCACAGCAGCTTGAAACACTTGCAGACTACATCAAATCAAGGCAGATTGGTGGCAATCATTACAAGTCAGAGATCCAGCCTTGGGATGTCTTTCTCGATTGGCAGCTAGACCCTTGGCTGTGCAATGTAATCAAGTATGTTCAGCGTCATGCTAAGAAGAACGGCCTTGAGGACTTGGAGAAGGCAAAGCACTATCTGGAGTACGCTATTCACAACTATGACAAGATTAAGAAGGCGTATTACAAATGACTGATGAGCAGCTTTACAGCAAGAACACCCTTCGTGGCATAGAAGAGTTGAAGCAGGGCAACTGGCTTCACGGCTTTAACTACTTTGAGTACCGTGTCTATAACCCAGTAAGGATTCCTCTGGGCACTAAGACACCGCTTATGAGGGCACCTGAGTGGGTTCCCGGCCTTGATGTCAAGAACTACCATCTAGTCATCACCAACGAGCAGGGTATTGGCGATACCATTATGTACAGCCGGTTTATAACCCTGCTAAAGAAGCTGCCTGTTAGGTCTGTGACGATTGCTATGTCTAGGTCATTAAATGAACTGATTAGCCAAATCGAGGGTTGCGATGGTGTAGTCGATGAGATGAGTTGCCCTAACAATGCTATTCGTGTCAAGGCCTTGTCTTTACCGGCATTGCTGTTACAATACAGTTTGTTGCCTCCGAAGCAGCCAGACCATGTCTACGGATCTGCTGGCTACTTTGACCTTGGGGAGATACTGAAAACAGACTATATTGGCTTTTGCTGGCGTAGCGACAACTCTTCATGGAATGCCCCTGCTAAGAAGATACCTAAAGAGACAGCAGAGGCTTTTTATGATAAACTAAGAAAGAAAAAGAAGAAAGTAGTGTCTTTGCAGATTCAACCTGATTTTATGCCTAGCTACTTAGACGGCAGGAATTGGCTAGAGACTGCAAAGAAGTTAAAGGCTTTGAGTGCGGTTGTTACCATTGACACCGGTATTGCACACTTGGCTGGAGCATTGGGGGTAAGGACTATAAATCTTATCGGAGCAAAGGACTATGCTGGCTGGTTTTATCATCCAGTTAATTCTCCTACAACGCCTTGGTACGATTCTATGGACCTTATATGGTACGAACCTTATACTAATTGGGAGGCTGGGCTTGACGAAGCACTGAAGAGATTATGTCCTTAACACTGCGAGACATTATGGAACGAATGAGTAAGTTGGACGAAATTACCTTGCTAGAGGTGTTAAACATTTCTTCAGAGGAAATAGTAGAAAGATTTGCTGATAAGATTGAAGATAAATTTGATGAATTGGAGATAGACTTAGATGACACCCTATAGCACCTTTATTGCCAAGAGCCGGTACAGCCGGTTCATTCCTGAGCAAAACCGCCGAGAGCACTGGGACGAGTCAGTAGACCGTTACTTTGCTTTTATGTTTGACCACCTAGAGAAGAACTACAAGTGGAGTCCTAACAATGACCTACGCTTAGAGCTTATCAATGCAGTCAAGAACCTAGAAGTGATGCCTTCTATGAGGGCTATCATGACCGCAGGTAAGGCCCTTGACCGGGACAACACCGCTGGCTACAACTGTTCTTATCTGCCCGTTGATGACCCTAAAGCCTTTGATGAGGCCATGTACATCCTACTCTGTGGTACAGGTGTAGGCTTTTCTGTGGAGCACAAATATGTCGATCAGTTACCTGAAGTCCCGGATCAGTTGTTTGATTCTCAAACTACTATTTCGGTTGCAGACTCTAAAGAAGGATGGGCCAAGGCATTACGCCAACTCATCGCTTTACTATACTCTGGGGAAGTGGCAAGATACGACCTTAGCAGAATTAGACCTGCTGGAGCCAGACTCAAAACTTTTGGAGGACGTGCCTCTGGTCCCGGACCTTTGGACGAACTTTTTAAGTTCACTATTGCCAAATTTAGAGGAGCAGTTGGTAGAAAACTTACATCAATCGAGTGTCATGATATTCTCTGCAAAATCGGGGAAGTTGTTGTTGTCGGTGGGGTACGCAGGAGTGCAATGATTTCTCTGTCGGACCTTGAGGATGACCGTATGCGGTCTTGTAAATCTGGAAACTGGTGGGAACAAAATGGACATAGGGCACTCGCTAACAACTCAGCAACTTATAACTCTAAACCAGATATTGGACAGTTTCTCCAAGAATGGACAAGTCTATACAACAGTCACTCTGGAGAGCGAGGAATCTTCTCACGAGAAGCAAGTCAGAGTCAAGCTGCAAAGAACGGCAGACGTGATCCGAATTACGACTTCGGAACTAACCCCTGTAGCGAAATCA